GGCAGGCTCGATGCGGGGGAGGGTGAGGTCCACGCGCTACCTCCAGAAGTTGTTCAGCTGCGCGAGGCCGAGGTACGTGTTCGCGCCCCCGCCAGCGAGGGTCGAGAGGTTGCCGATGAGCGCGGCGTTGCCCGCCATCTTCTTCACGGAGCGAATCCGCGCGAGCTCCGTGTCGAACTCGCCCGTGAGGCCGGCGAGGTAGTCCGTCGTGGACCTGGAGTCCATCTCGACCCCGGACGCGGCGGCGCGCGCCCGCGCTATGCCGAGCGTCTGGTCCCTCTTCATCGTGAGCGCGCGAAGCTGGTCCGCGAACTCTCCCTGTCGCGCTTGCGCGGACATCAGGCCGGAGGCGAACTGCCCCGCCACACCGAGGGCCTGCACTGCTGCGAATCCGACGCCGACCATGGTTCCTCCTAGAAGACGCCGACTTCTGCCCGGCCGAAGAGCGCGCAGACTTCGGTGCGGAACGGCATGTCCTGCTCGATGTCGATCTGCCCACCCTCCTCGACCTTCAGGCTCTTCACCCGAACGTCCTTCGTGATGAGCTCCTCGAGCTTGTCCGTCCCGCCGTTGAACGCCTTGCCCAGCGTCGCGCGCTCGCCGTTGATCAGCGGGCGGGCCGAGTTGTTCAGCCGCGCCGTGATCTCAGCGAAGTGGATCGCGACACCCTGCGACGTACCCATCGGGTTTCCGCCCTCGACCGGGAGCGTGCGAGCCCAAGCGCGGTACGAGACACCTGCCACGTAGCGCGTGCCCTCCAGCGCCTCGAAACCGCCGATCTTGCCCGCAGCGTCCACCACGAACTTGCCGAGGTACGCCCCGTCCTCGAGCACGGTGGCTTCTTCACCGATGAGGTGGGACAGCCCCGTCAACTTGACTCCGGCGTTCGTGGCGACCACCCAGGCGTCGAGGTACTCCACCCCGGACTCGTGCAGCGGCATGATCTGGAGACGCGTCTCTCCGCCTCGCGTGACGATCTCCCAGACTTCGGCCCCTGCCGTCGTGTCCAGCACCGCCGCGGAATTCACGGCGGACATGACTCGCCACCACGCGATGACCTTCTGCGCGCGGTCGTAGGTGCAGGCAACCAGAGCGCCATCGGTCATCAGGACGAAGATGGTGGGGTCCGGGCTGCGCGCGAAGTGGACCTCCTTCACCGACGCGAAGAGGTGCTCTCCGACGAAAGAGATCGCCTGCATGACCCAGCCGTTCTTCGTCTGCGCGTCGAATGAGAGCGCGCGCAGCGCGCGGCCCTCCCTGCCGACGAAGATGACCTCGTCACCGATGTGCGCCGCCTGAATGGCCGCCGACCCGAATGCGCTCTCGTCCTCCACGTTCACGTTGCCGGGCTTGATGATGCTGGCGCCGCCAGAAGCTGCGACCTCTGCGCGCTCCGCGCCCATCAGCAGAACCTTCTGTCCCTGCATCCAGCGGATCCGGCCGCGCACCGAGGCGATGTACGAGACCGGATCGTCCTCGTTGGTCCCACCGAGGGCGAAGTTGAACGGCGCCCCGGACTTCGACCCGAGGAACGTGTTCGGCGCGTCTGGTGCGGCGCCGAGCCAGAGCCGCCCTTGGAAGCCCCAGTCGATTGCAGCGGGCCAGTTCGTCCCGACCCAGGTCGCGGGCGGGGTGACGAACGGAGGCACTTTCAACTCCCACGTCCCGTGCGACGTGAGCGAAAGGAGCCGCGGCTGCACGTTGCCGTGGACGAACATCATCTGGTTCTTCGTCAGATCCTGGTCGTACTGAAGGGCAGCGAGTTGCGCGGCGGACCACGGCGCGTCGAGGTGGTCTTCGGCGGCCAGCGTGTCATCCGTCAGAACGATGTCGTCCAGGTCGAAATCGTTCTGTAGAAACGCTCTGTGCCAGAACGCGAATCCGTCTCCGCCGGCAGCTGCCACGAACTCCAGCGAGAAGTTCTGCCACTGAGTAGAGGGAATCGTAACCGCAGCGTCCAGCCCTGCGGTTCCTCCGACCCCGGCGTAGGTCACGAGGACGTCTACGGCTGCCGTTACTGCGCGCGCCCGGAAGCGAACCGTGTAAGCGTGCCCCTCGATGAGAACGAGCGGCTGGTTTATGTAGGCCCCTGGGTTGCTGTTTCCGTAGACCCGCACGTACCCCGGGAGGAAATGCGCCACGCCGTAACCCGGCTCTTGCCACCCAGTCAGACCGACATCGAACTGGCCGTTCGTGATGAGGTTCGGCCGGAAGGTCTGCTTCACCCCGGTGTAGTCGTAGATCGAGAGCTTCGCGTCTTCGAGGATGATCCCGTAGGGCTCTCCCTCGGAGATGTTGAAGGGGACGACCCTCCCGTTCGCGACGGCCCCCACGTCCTTTGCCCCGGAGCGCATGAGAAGCGAGCCGTGCGGCGTCGGACGGAACGCCTCGCACCGCTCGAGCCAGTACTTGAAGTCTTCCAGGTCCACGCGCCCGCGCAGGCGCGGAGACGCCTCGCCGCGGAACGCAGGCTGGATGGGCGAGAGACCGGGCATCTAGTACCTCTTCGCCTTCAGGTCCGAGGGCCGAGCGCCCGTGCTGGAGTGCCCGGAGCCGTCCGCGCCGGCCGCCTCCCTCACGAGCCCCTTGTACTGCGCCGCGTAGCTGGCACCGAGCGCGGCGTTCTCCGCGAGCGGGATGGCGAGGAAGGACGCGAGGAGCACGGACACCGCGGTGCAGAACCCCGGAGTGTAGAGCGAGGCGTCGGCGGGCTTCGTCTTCGCGACGACGTAGAGCTTCGCCGTGTCCGAGCAGATGTTCCGTCCGAAGAGCTCGTAGGCCACCGAGTTGCCGTCCGCGTCCTTCACGGCGATCGGCGCGATGACCTCGCCCGGTAGCTCGAACTGGTACTCGAAGCCGAACAGCGGCTTCTGCACGAGCGGATCGAGGATGTACTGCCCCTTCGCGAAGGACCAGATGCGGTCCTCGAACACCTTGTCGCGCAGCGGCGCGTAGAGCGCCTTGCACGCCCGTGCCTGCGCGGAGTCGTCATCGAACGAAACGATGCCCGCCGTCTTCACGAGGGCGAGCGCGGCGGTGGCGATTTCCACGTCAGTCACGGGCGTGCTCCTTCAGGTGCTACGCGAGGGGGTCCTTCGGCTTCGCGCCCGTCTTCTTCTCCGCGGCGGCCTTCTCCACGGCGGCCTTCTCCGCGGCGTCCGCGCCCTCGAGCTTCAGGCCCGCCTTCTCGAAGCAGAACTTCTTCCAGCCCTTGTCGAGCACCTTCGGGTCCACGTCCGGGAGCGCGGCGGCCTTCGCCTTCTCCCAGTCCTTGAGCTCGATGAGCGCCTTCGTGAGCCGAGCCGCGTCCTTGTCGCTGATGAGCACCCGCTTCTTCTCTGCCATCGTTTCCTCCGTCTCCTGATAAAAGCGCCCCGGGCGACTTGCGTCACCCGGGGCGCCGGTTCACTTCCCGTGGCTCCCCGTCTCGTTTACTGCTCGAGGCAGTCGAGCCGCTTGACCTTCTCGTCCTGGATGCGGACGGCGCCGAAGTCCATGTCGAGCATGACGATGGTGTCGAACTTGTTCATCGGGGACGGGCCGCTCTGGAACTGGATGTCCTGGAGGAGCAGGACGCCGACCGCGTCGCGGGTCCACATCGGGTAGTACTTCCGGCCCGCCTCCGCGCCCGTGAGGAAGTTCGCCTTCATCCAGGTGAACCCGCACCACGACTCGACGAGCTTGCCGCCCTGGAGCGCCTTCGCGTTGGCGTAGTCCACGGAGGTGTACTTCGGCTCCTTCAGGAGCGCGGACACCGCCTTGGGCGACACCATGATGAACTTCTCCTCGTCGTCGTCCACGTCGTCGAGGCCGAACGCCTCGAGCCCGGAGAGGACGTTGTCGAGGGTGAGGATCTCCGCGCCCGTGCCGATGGTCGGCGTGGTGCCGGTCGCGCCGAAGGCGTAGGTGCCGTCCTTCGTGTCGCGGGCCTCGCCGTACATCGCGTCGAGGACCACGGCGTCGAACTTCCGGTTCATCTGCGGGACCATCTGCGTGTAGAGCACGCTCTGCGTGTTCTCCAGCATCCGGTTGAGATCCGGCTTCGAGAACGAGTCGGCCGTGTCGCGCGGCGTCGAGGTCACGACGCGCTCGCCGTAGATCGTGTCCTCGAAGACCGTCGCGGGGCGCTTGCCGGCGTTCAGGCCGACGCTCGCGCGGTCGTTCACGGCGCCCTCGCGCGGGGCGACGGTGCGGAACGAGTGCTTCTCGGTGGGGCCCGGGGTCTTCATCGTCACCCGGGAACGGAACTTCGAGAGCTTCTGCTGCGAGAGGTAGATCGAGTTCGACTCGAACGTCTTCACGAAGTGCGAACCGACCTCGGTCATTCCGGCGCCAGCAGCCATGGTGTTCCTCCTGCCCGGGATCCCCGGGCGTGTGGTTGTGCTACCCAGACGCCGCGAGGAGTCCCGGACAGGGGCTCGCCAGCTGCGGGATATGCGGTCTCCCGTGGAACCGCCGGCCTTGCAGGGGGCCCTCTCGGGTGAGTCCCTGCGCTACCGGCTTGACGAACACAGCGTACTGCTAGCCGAGCATCTTCGTCAACTCCGTCGCTCGACGGGTCAGACGCTCGTGCTCCGCGGGGTTCAGGTGACCCTGCCAGAACTCCGGCTTCGCGCGCAGCGCGGCGAGCTCGGAGTGGACCTCCTGCGGCGAGAGCGGGGTCGGCACGTTGTTCCCGTGCTGCCGGAACTCATTCGTGTTCACGCCCACCGCTCGCGCGACGCCGTAGAACGCCTCCTTCTGCCGCGGGGAGAGCTCCGCGATCTCCGCGTCGTTCAGGCCCATCTTCAGGGCGGCCGCCTTGGCGGCGAGGGTGCGCTCCTCGTAGGCGGCGCCCCACTTCTCCTTCAGGGCGACGGTGGCGAGGTCGGTCTGCCGCTTCGTCTCGAGGTTCGCCTGCACCATCACCGCGGCCAGCTGGGCGGCCTGCGCCTGCGTGAGCCCCGCCGTGACGGCGAGCGCGCGGAGGTCGGCGGTCGAGAGCCCGGCGGCCTTCACCTTCTCCTCGTCGAACTTGTAGTCCTCCGGCTTCTCCGGGCGGCCGAGCTTCTTGAAGAGCCGCTTCGACGCCTCCTCGTCGCCGTCCGGGGCGTAGATGAGCGCCGGCTCGACCTGGAGGAGCTTCTCGACGAACTGCTTCTTCTCGTCGGCAGTCGCGTTCTGCCCGAGCGGGCGGATCGAGCGGCCGACGAGCGCCTTCGTCTCGACGAGCGCCTTCGCGACCTCCGGGATGCTCTTGTAGTTCGCGAGCGTGGCGTCGTTCTTCAGGTCATCCGGCAGCGCCGCACGCCAGTCGCCGCCCGCTGCGCCTTCCTGCTCCATCAGCCACTTCATCTTGGTGAACACGGTGTTCTACCTCCCCTCGGGGTACTGCTGGGCTTCCAGAAGCCACGCGACCACATTCGCGCAGCCGGCCTTGAACGTCATGTCGAGCTCGTCCTTACCCTGGAGTCGGGTGAGGAACTGCCGCCGAAGGGCCTCGACGATCTCCTTCCCCTCCGGCGTGTTGAGCAGCACCCGCAGCCGTTCGACGCGCTGCCGGAGTATCTCCAGCTGGTTGGGCTCCTTCTTCGCCTCATCGGCCATTCTGCTTCTCCTTCTTGGGCTTCTTGCCGAACGCCCGGTCCCACTGCTCCTGTGAGATCGGCGTGTACCGGCTCATCAGCTTCAGCGGCTTGCCCGTCTTCGGGTCCTTCCGCCGCCCCTGCTCGAAGCCGCCGTAGTCCTTCGCCATGTCACATCCCTCCGCCGGTCTCCTGCATCATCTGCTGCGCCCCGGCGCCCGCGCGGGCGCCCTCCATCTGCGTCTTCGCGATCTCCGCCTGCGCCGCCGCCTCCCGCATCTTCTGCTCGTTCGCGATGGCGTCCTCGACCTCCTTCTCCGACGCCATCATCTCGGGCGGCGTCGAGAGCCGCTCCGCCATCTCGCGGATCGCGGCGTCGTCCTTCAGCACGAAGCGGGCGCGCGACTGCGGGTCGAGCTTCACCGCCGCCGCCTTCGCCGCCATGAGCCGCTCGATCGCGATCACCTCGTCGCCGCGGATGGCGCGGGCGAACCGGCCCTGGAAGTTCACCTTCATCCGGGGGTTCACCTTGGGGTCGAGGAGGATGTCGGGGATCGTGTCCAGCTGCCCCTCGCGCAGCATGTCGTTGAACGTGTCGCGCACCGCGGGGCCGAGCGCCTCCCAGTACATCCGCCGCACCGGACGGCCAAAGAGCGCGTTCAGCCGCTCCTCCCGGCCGTTCCACTCGGTCGCGCTCATCTGCGACGAGCCCGCCATCGTGATGTCGTCCTCGCGGTAGTACTTGCGGATCATCTGCGCGTGGTACTGGAGCATCTCGAACGACACGTCGAAGCGCGCGCCGCTCTCGTACGCCTTAATGTCTTCCACCGAGCGGACGACGGTGAACTCGCCGGCCCCGAGCTTCAGGTCGCTCATCAGGCCCCACTCCGTCACGAGCGAGGCCGGGTTCAGCACCTTCGCGCCCGCGTCCACGGTCTGCTCGGTCATCCCGTTCAGCAGGCCGACCGAGGGGAGCGCGAGCATCGACGGGCCGTAGCCCCACATCGAGTTCGCGGCCTTCATGTAGCGCGTGACGTAGACGGGCATCGAGTACTCGCCCATCGAGTTCTCGCCGGTCTCGTCACCCAGCGTGGTCATCGTCTGCTCGAGGATGTACCACGCGCGGTAGGGGCGCTTGTCGGGCGCCCGCGTCTTCTCGTCGAGCCGCATCGGCGCCACGTCCTCGCGCGGCTCGATGACGTAGAGGAGCTTGTGCTTCTGCCCGACGTTCGCGGAGCTCGCCGCCTGCTGGATGATGAAGTCCGGGATGGACGGGTGCGGCTTCGTCACGTCCTGCGGGTCACGCCACTTCGAGATGATCTGCGTGGCGGTCCACTCGACCGGCGTGAAGGAGCGGTACACGCGCCCCTGCCAGTCCTCCTCGAAGAACATCGCCCGCGGCGGCCGGCAGTTGAAGTCGAAGCCGTCGTAGTTCCCCTGCTTGTCGCGCAGAAGCGTCTTCGCCATGCAGCCGTTGCCGTAGTTCACCCAGTGCGAGCAGAGCGAGCCGAACTCGACCGGGAAGTTCGACGACATGATGGCCTCGAACATCCGGTCCACCGTGTCGGAGACCCAGCCACCCGCCTTCGGGTCCTTGTTGAGCTTGGGGCTCTGGAAGCCGATGCCGATCCACCGCCCGGAGATGAGGCCGGCGTAGAGCAGGTCCACGAGCCGCTCCTGCCCGATGGGCGCGGTCGAGTCCCACACGTCCACCGAGGACCAGTCCTTGCCCGCCTCGCTGTCGATGCGCGACGCGAACGCACCTTGGTCGAACGGCACGATGAGCCGGTCGATCTTCTCCCACTTCGCCTCGATGTTGGCGCGCTCCGCCTTCAGCACGGCGAATCGCTGGAGCAGCGGGCCGTTCTTCGCCTTCTGCGCGTCCTGCTGTTCCTGGGTCAGCATCACGCCCTCCTCCGCACCCCGCAGGGCACGACCTTGAACTGCCTCTGCGAGCTCCGATGCGGAGTCGCACCCTCGATCGCGGTGAAGTCTTCGCCCTCACCGATCATCATGTACTGCTCCGCTTCCGCGATGTGCGAGAACGAGTTCTTGTCGGGCACGTCGCGGAACTTCTCGGAGTTGCCCGCGGTGGCGACGCGCTTCAGGCAGTAGCCGCCGTTCTTCGCCTTGCGGAGCGTCTTGCACTTCGTGGTCAGCACGAGCGCCGGGCGCCCGAGCAGCGTGAGCCGGGTGTGCCCGCGCCCCACCGCGTCGCGGCGGCGCGTGAAGTCGTTCGTGCGCGCGGGCGAGAGCGGGACGCCCGCGGCGAGCGCCACGTCGTAGGGCGTGCGCTCGTCCACCTGGGAGCGCCCCTCGCCAGCTGGGTCACCCGTGCCGCGGATCGGATGCCCCGGGTAGACGCGCTTGATGTAACGCGCGGCGTCCTCGAAGAAGCGGGCGGCGCCCATGTCTTCGGAGACGATCTCGTCGAAGGTGACGACCTGCCCATCCTTCGGGTCGCGCGCCGACAGCGTGAGCGCGGGTGTGAGGCCGAAGTCGGCACCGAGCAGGATCTCCCGGCCGGGCGGGAGCACGAACTGGTCGTGCGGGATGACGTGCAGGTTGTCGCGGAACTCCGGGTAGACCGGCTTGCCGTCCATCGTCGGGCCGTACTGCGCATCGACGTGGACCTTGATGAAGAGCGGGTCCGACTCGTTCGCCGCGACGAGGTTCTCGTAGTAGCCGGCCTGATGGTGCGCCACCCAGCGGGCGTTCGGCGGGTTCTCCCACGGGTAGTGCCCGACGCAGGCGCCGCGCTTGTCCTCCCAGTGGCCGAGGTTCTCCGCGAGCTTCTCGCGTGCGCCGGGCTGCTTGAAGATGCGCGCGTTGGAGGGCTTCTCCTCCTCGAACATCTTGTACCACCACGAGTCATCGTCGGGCGGGTTCGTGTCCATGATGATGCCGGCCCACGTCGCGCCGCCGTCGCGCATCGACGGGTAGCGACCGACGCGGCCGGTCAGCATCTTCAGGACGATGCGCGCGATCTCGCGCGCCTCGTTGATCCACACCCCGGTGATCTCGAGGGAGAGGAGCTTCTTCACGTGCTCCGGGCGGTCGAGGGCGCGGAAGAGGAACTCCGCCTCGATGCTCGTGCCGTCCTTCAACGGCATCTTCAGCGTGAAGGAGAACTCGCTCTCCGACCAGTACGCCGCCTCCTTCGCGAACGGGACCCAGTCCTCGAAGGTCTTCCGCGTCGTGTCGCGGAGCTCGGGGTAGGTGTTGCGGACGATCGCCCAGCGCGTGCGGCGGATCCTGTCCGGTCCCGGTTTCTGCTCCATCGAGCGCCGGAGGAGCTCCATCACGCAGCCCACCGACTTGCCCGAGCCGAACGGCCCCATGAGCCCGCGGATGAACTCGTCGGAACGCATGAAGGCGCCGATGGTGGGCGGCGCGTTGTAGACGATGGCGCTCATCGGACGAGCTCCCAGCCCTCGTCGCTTTGCTCGAACACGAGCGCACTCCCCGGCGCGCGCACCTCGAGAAGCGTGACACCACAGCCGTGCGTGACTTCCGCTCGCACCGGGCCTGCCTCTTCGTGAAGTGGCTCGAGCAGCACCGGCTCGAAGCCGGCGCGCTTGATGGCGGGCGCGAGCGCCGGGTAGTGCGTGTAGACCCTCACACGTGACCGTGCGCGATGAACTCGTGGACTTCGCTCATCGTCGAGAGAACCGGGATGCCGAGCACCATGTGCGCCCGGTCCACCTCGCGGTTTGCGCCGGGGCTCGGGGCGATGAGGAAGAGTGCGTCGGAACGGTCGAGCTCCGCGAAGCACTTCTTCATCCACCGCTCGTAGTCTGCCGGGTGGTGCTCGTCCCAGAGCTTGAAGAGGTGCGGAACGAAAGCGTTCGCCCCGAGATCGTCGATGGCCTGCCCGTGCCGGAAGGCGACGCGGGTGTTCTCTGCTACGCCCTCCAGCGTCGGGGCGGAGAACGGACCAGCGACGTAGATGCGCTTCACTGCCTTGACCATGTGAGCCTCCTGTCGCGCTTCGCGATGTCGCGGACGAACTCCGGCTCCACGTTCGCGAAGGCGCAGACGGTGAAGAAGTCC